CTAGCCAAGATCTTGGAGGTTTAATGTATCCTGGTCAAATTTTAGAAATTTATTTAGACGAGATAAAAAGACTTTATTTAAATGGTTTAAGTTCTGCAGATATTTTTGCAGAGATAAAAGAAGGTTCAATACCTTCTGTTAAAAAAGCTATTCGAAGTATGAAAGATGGATCAGCTCCTGTTAAAATTACAGAAGCCGAAGAATCTACTAGAATTGCTCCTAGTAAAGTAGCAAAAGCTCAAAGCGCAGATAGAGCTTACACTGAATTAAAAAGTAAATACTCACAAGAACTTTTAAATAAAACAGACGAGTTTACTAAAAACCCCAAATATAAAACTTTAAACCAAGTTGAAAAAGCTTTGTTTAAGTATTTTAATAAATCTGAGTATACTAAAGTCCCTGCAGGAGTACCTAATAAAGAAGTTACGGCATTTTTTAGGCCGGCAGATAAAATGTTTAATATTCCACAAACATTTGAAATATATGGTGGAGAATTTGGTAAAAGAAAACCAGCAGAAAAAGCAACTGCTTTAAGACAAATTATTGGAACAAAGTTTTTAGAAAATAATAAAAACTACAAACCTATTAAAGAGGCAATGACTTTGTTTTATACTATTCCTGAAACTAAAAGAGAAGATTTAGACGATGGTATTAAAAATAAAATACGTAAATTTAATAAAGATTTTTCAATATCGACAGCTATTACTAGAGGTAATCAAACTGGAATTGTAAATAGATATTTTGAAGATTTTGATTTTAGTAAAAGAATAAAAGATTGGAAAAAAATTTGGACTACTAAAGAAGGTTTACAGGATTTAATAAATAGTCCAACTACATCTACAACAGATGTAAACATGTACAAAAAAGAATTAAAGGCTTTAACAAGTGTAAGTGACAATGTTTTAAATAGATTAAAAACAACTGCTCCAGAACTTTTTAAAACAGGTGCACCTGCTGGTGTCATGCAATTAGAACACCGTGTAGCAAGAGCTTTAGGACAAACAGGTGATTTAAAATTACCCAAAAATTATATTGCTAGAGCATCTTACGTTCCTGGTTACTTTAATAAAGCTAAGTATGATACTTATGATAAACCATTAATGGATTTAATATCAGAATATAATTCTGGAGATAAATCCGCTAAATCAAAAATACTTTCTTTAACAAAAGATTTTAATAAACGATCAAAAGGTTTTTTAAATAATGTAAATTTTGAGTTTGGTAAAAAAGTTAAGATGATTGATAATACTCCGAAGTTTAGTGAGTTAACTCAATTGGATGTTGTAAAGGATGTAAAAAAAGGAGTCGAAAGTGGAAAAGCTTTTTTTGAAAGTTTTGGTTCTGATAAAGTTGGGACATTAACTGGCAAAGCAAGTGATTATGTAACACCAAGTAAAGATATATCTGTTCTTAAAAAAATAATGGTTAACGCTGCTAAAACCAATGAGGGCGGTGTGTGTCAAATATTTAGAGCTGAAGGTGGTAGAATAGGTTTTGCTGCTGGAAGTAATTGTGTAACACAAATGGAAAATGCTGTTGATAACGACCCTGTAAAACTTTCACAAGATATAAATAAATTACCGGAACAATCAGGTGTTATTAATAAATTTAAATCTGCAGCCAGTACATTTTTAAACGTTGCCAAAAAAGGTGGAAGGTTTGGAGCGTTCGCCGCAGTCGGTGCAGCCGGTGCAGGACTTGTAAAACAATTTAGAAATGATGATCCATCAACTTATTTATCAAGTGAGAACCAACAAAAGAATATGTTGATTGATATGTTAGAACAACCGGTAATAACTCCAACGGAGACACCAAGCACAGCTCTTGGTGATGCAACATTACCAGCTATCGGTGCAGTCACTGCAGCAGGTATGATACCGGGTGGTGCAGAATTATATAGACAAAGAACTGGAGCAGGCAATAGAAAAAGACCTTTAGGTGGTAATCGTTTAGACGCTGAAGGTGTAAAAATTCCTAAAAAAAGAGTTAGTCCATTTAGAGCAGCCACAGGTCCCTTGTCCGGTGTCCTTGGAAAAGGATTGGCGGCTACTGGAACACCATTAGGTATGTTAGCTCTTGAACCTTTATACATCGGTCAACAAATTGCCGAAGGAGACTCACTAGGTGAAATTGCAACTAACCCGTTAAATTATTTAGGCCCTGCATTTGCAGGATCTTTATCAAAAGAAGCAACAAGATTTGCTGGTCCAACAATGTCAAATATTATGAGATTAGGTATTAGTCCAACGACTTTAAAAACAGTATCAAGAAGATTTGGCTTACCAGGTCTAGCTTTATCTGCTGGTATTAGTGGATACGAAATGTATCAAAACAAAAAAGCAGGAAGGGGGTTATTTGATGACGGTTAAAAATAAAACTCTTGTGGTAAATATGCAACACGTTAAATTTAATGAAATCCCACCATTAAAGGGACCAGACTCACAAGGCTTGAATGTTCCATTAAAACAAGCTACAACAATAAAGAACTCGGAGAATATAAATGGCAGATATAGACAAGTCCCTACCAAACGTAGAGACAGAACTTAAAATACCTAGCGACGAAGAAGTAGCAGTATCAGAACAGGAAACAATTGAAGAGCAAGTTGGTCCTGAAGATGTAGATATTACTCAAGAAGAAGATGGTAGTGCTACAATTAATTTTGACCCAGCAGCGGTTAATCAACCAGGTGGCGAAGGTCATGGAGATAACTTAGCAGAACTATTACCTGAATCTGTTTTAGGAAAATTAGGTTCAGAACTTGCAGAAAATTATCAAACATATAAATCAGCAAGAAAAGATTGGGAAGACAGTTATACAAAAGGATTAGACCTTTTAGGATTTAAATACGAAAACCCGACACAACCGTTTCAAGGGGCTAGTGGTGCAACTCACCCAGTTTTAGCTGAAGCAGTTACACAATTTCAAGCGCAAGCTTACAAAGAATTATTACCAGCAACTGGACCAGTACACACTCAAGTTATTGGATTAATAAATAGACAAAAAGAAGATCAATCACAACGAGCAAAAGAATTCATGAACTATCAGCTCATGGACGTGATGAAAGAGTACGAACCCGAGTTCGATCAAATGCTTTTTTATCTCCCTCTTAGCGGCTGTGCGTTTAAGAAAGTTTATTACGATGAACTACTTGGTAGAGCCGTTTCAAAGTTTGTTCCAGCTGACGACCTGTTAGTTCCCTATACTGCAACTTCACTAGAGGATGCAGAAGCAATTATTCATGTCATTAAAATGTCAGAGAATGATTTAAGAAAAAAACAAGTAGCAGGTTTCTATGTTGATATAGAATTAACACCTGGCTACAACGAAGAAACAGAAGTAGAGAAAAAAGAACGAGAACTAGAAGGTGTCAAAAGAACTAGAGATGAAGATGTATTTACTGTTTTAGAAATACATACAGATTTAGATCTAGAAGGATTTGAAGATAAAGATTCTACTGGAGAAGACACAGGAATTAAACTTCCATACATTGTAACAATAGAACTTGGAAGTAGAGAAGTATTATCAATTAGAAGAAACTATGCAGTAGGAGATCCTACTAAAGCAAGACAAGATTATTTTGTGCATTTTAAATTTTTACCTGGAATGGGTTTTTATGGTTTCGGTTTAATTCATATGATCGGTGGACTGTCTAGAACAGCAACCACTGCACTAAGACAATTATTGGATGCAGGTACATTAAGTAACTTGCCTTCAGGATTTAAACAACGTGGAATACGTGTTAGAGATGAGGCTCAGTCAATACAGCCTGGCGAATTCAGAGATGTCGATGCACCTGGTGGAAACATCAAAGATGCATTTATGCCTTTACCATTTAAAGAACCATCAGGAACTTTGTTACAATTGATGGGTACTGTGGTTTCGGCAGGGCAAAGATTTGCCGCCATCGCTGACATGCAAGTCGGGGACGGCAACCAACAAGCAGCTGTTGGGACGACTATAGCTCTGTTAGAGCGAGGCTCCAGAGTCATGTCAGCCATACATAAAAGATTGTATGTGGCGATGAAAAGTGAATTTAATTTATTGGCAGATGTTTTTAAAACTTATTTACCACCAGAATATCCTTATGATGTAGTTGGTGGACAAAAAAATATTAAAGTTGCAGATTTTGATGACAAGGTAGATATTTTACCTGTTGCTGATCCAAATATTTTTTCTCAATCGCAAAGAATATCAATGGCGCAAACAGAATTACAACTTGCACAATCAAATCCGCAAATGCATAATTTATATGAAGCGTACAGACACATGTATGAAGCAATTGGTGTAAAAAATATTGATCAAATCTTACCACCACCTGCTGAGCCTAGTCCAATGGACCCTGCAACAGAAAATATTTTAGCAATGTCTAATAAACCGTTCCAAGCTTTCAAGGGACAAGACCATCAAGCGCATATTACAACCCATTTAAACTTTATGGCTAGTAATGTTGCAAGAAATTCACCGGTTGTCATGGCAACTTTAGAAAAAAACATCTTTGAACACATTTCACTAATGGCACAAGAGCAATTAGAGGTAGAATTTAGAGAAGAGATTGCACAATTAATGCAAATGCAACAAATGATGCAACAAAATCCGCAGATGCAACAAAATCCGCAGATGCAACAACAGATGATGTCTCTATCAATGAGTTTAGAGTCTAGAAAAGCTAAATTAATTGCAGAATCTACTGAAGAATTTAGAAATGAAGAAGCAAAAATTAGTGGAGAGTATGGTGGAGACCCAATTGCTAAATTAAAAGCTAGAGAACTAGATTTAAAAGCTATGAATGACGAAGCTGAAAGAAAAGAGTCTGAAGAGAGAATAAATTTAGATAGATCTAAGCAAATGATGGGTCAACAACAGTTTGACGAAAAATTAGCTCAAAACGAAGAGCTAGCAGAACTTAGAGCAGACACTTCATTTACTAAAACACAGATGGGTATTGACGCTAAGATTGAAAATGACATGTTTAAACAAAGAGACGTAAGGATCTTGAAAGGTCCTAAAAGATAGTATACAATAATAGCATAGGAGAAAAATATGAAACCAAAAACATTTTTTACAAAAAACAATCCAAAATATGTTGGTCCTGTTGTATCAGATACACCTAGAGCAGATGGTTCTAATACACTTAAAACTAACTCTGATGGATTTGCAGAAGCTGTAGAGATTAAAGTACCTTTAGGAGAACCTACTATTAATAAAGTTGGTGGCCAAAAGAGAATGCTAGCATCTAAAAAATCTTCAGCTAAATGGTACTAACATGTGGTTTTCGGCAATTAAATTAGCCGTTTCTGCTGGAAGTAAAATTTACGCTAACAAACAGAAATCAAAAATGGCTATGTCCGATGCACAGTTGTTGCATGCAGAACGACAAGCTCGAGGTGAAGAAGCTTACCAAGGAAAACTATTAGAAGCACGTCAGAATGACTACAAGGACGAATTCGTTCTTGTAATACTTTCTGCGCCCATAATTGTTCTGGCCTGGGGGGTTTTTTCAGACAATCCAGTAGCTATGGACAAAGTAAAAATTTTCTTTGAGCATTTTGCTGCTTTACCT